ATGTATATACTGTGCTGAATACATGTGTGCTATCTCTTGTGTTATTACCTCGTCCGCTACTAAAGGTCTTTTAAAATAGTCTTTTGCTGATTGATTAGGATCAACTGGTGCAGTATTTTTTGACATTGAGTATATGTATTGTTTTGTACGGTCATCTGATCCACCACCTAGCGCCCACTCTTCAGTTGGTTTATCATAAGAGTTAAAAAATGTTTGTGATGCTAATAGCTTATTGTTATTGTATGTCAAAAATCTATCAAAATCTGGGAATAGGGCAACTATGTTTTTGGGTGCACCAAATTGTTTTATATATGCAAATATTTTTAATACTTGAGCTGGTATGCTATCCCCATGCATAGCAACAGATGCGTATGTTCCGCCCAGGGTAGATATTAATTTTTCATGCCATAAGGCATCCTTGTCTAGACCATTGCCAAATGTTACTGAGCACCCAGCAAATAGGTAGTCTGGATTCGATATGAAGTCTGGGGACCTAAACCCATATTTATTGTATATAAATACATGGTCATCTTTTATACTTTTCCACGGAGCTTTACGTAATACTGGAATTGTATTATAGTATATAGTTTCTACCATCTGATTATTATATTTAATCAGATCAGATGACCTCTCTTCTGCTATCACATCAGACAGATGCATTTATTTCTCGCTAAGAATTTCTTTTTCCACTATGTCTTGGACGTATTCAGAAAAATGTTTTCTGATCGCCCCCATAGGTCTTGAGCCAAATGACTCCCATATTCTTTTATACTCTACTATGTTCTGTAATGTTGTAGGACATACGGTGATGCCATTATACGACTTCATCACAGTTGGTAGTGGCACGTGCTTAGTACAGCATTTACATTGTTTTGCTAGCTCTTGGTATTCGCTCATATTATTTGCATTCTTTCCATTGCTTCTCTAAGTTCATCTGGCATCCTAGGAGCCCTTATCATATTATATGATACAGTATCTTCTTCCTGGCTGTCTGACTCATTCTCATAACTCATTGATTCATAAGTATGTACATTAATTTCTTGGTTATTATCTAATCTTGTTCTGCTAATTGCATTAAAAATAGATCCACATACTGCGTCAGCTAAGTCTTTTGATCCCTTTCTTGGGTGATCCACTTTATCACGCATAATCTTTAGTTGTAGCAATTCATCAATTAATAATTCAATATGTGGGCCATTTAATCTTTCTTCAAGAACAATCATTGCCATATCATCATAATGTTTTTTAGCAACGGATAAAATTTCTGTATTAATACCATACTGCTTTAGCTGTTGCATCATGTCATGAGAATTCCATCGGTCAAATGTACAGACTCCGATATCAAATCCTCTAGTTTTTAAAGCAAGGATATAATCTTTTACTTCGGTAAAATCAACAGATTTATCTGGAGTTGGAGTCCAGTACCTAACTGCATCAACTACAACGATAGGTGCTGGCTGTGCATATTCATTAGTAACTTGAACACTTACCCATTTTTCAACATGTGCTAGAGATACTGCACAATGGTCATGCTTTTGAGCTAAGTCTACGTGAATAAAATATTTCTTTTCTAAATCTGGTTTAAACCATTCTTCAAGCCTACCAAATTTATCTACACCTAGATTGGCTATACTAAAAGCTTTCTCAACCTTTTCTCGTGATTTAAAAAATGCATCTACCATCTCTGGTGGCATACAAGCAAATCTTCCGAGTGCGTCCATCATATTTTTATAAAAGTCCACCCTAAAATCTTCAATTTTTTTAGTTGGATTAATCTCCCATGTAGGTCTTTTTAGGGCATATGTTTTTGGATACAGGTAAGAGATTATATGATCCTCTTCCCATTCAACCGTTATCTCGTTCCCTTCTATGCCATCTGGCAAATCTTCATCCATCTTTAATACTTTTGATCTTATTACAGTTTCTTTTTCTGCAATTACAGATTCATAAAACTTTTGAATTGGGTCATTCTTAAAGCGAGGGAATGATAGTAGAATTACTTTACCAAAATCTGGGAAACGAGACATAACTGATGCACGATACATGTCATAAATAGCATCAGCAGTTTTTGCTTGATCATGCCCTGTTGTATTTTCCATTGCAAAACCTGAAATCTCATCAAGGATTACTGCAATAACGTTATATCCTTCCCATGCTTCTCTTTGGGAGTGGCCAGAGTGTACTGTGATAGCCTTATCAAATTTCATCTCTGAGGCCTTTGCTTCGTATTTTCCTATGAACCATGGAGATCTATCTATTCGTGTCTTAAATCCCTTAAAGAAAACATTGCTTGCCTGTTGTGCGTTGATAGCAATGTTAAGAATATCTATCGAGTCTCCAGGCGGTTTACCGTAATAAGATGCTGGATCTTTTAAGCATAAGAGCAAGTAAACCATATATGCAACTGATATTGTAGACGAGTAGTCTTTTCCAGAACCTTTTCCAAGTTGTGCGATTACTTCGTTGCATGTCTGCTTAAACTTTCGTTTACCTTCTTCTTCGCCATAAAGCTTAATAAGCGTAGACTCTTTGTATATCTGTGAAGACTTTTCAATTAATTCATATTGATAGCTGGATAATGGTGGCAATCCCAAATAATCTGGGCTAGTAACAAATTCACGAAGCTCTACTGGCTTTTCTTCAAACTCTTCTCCATCTAGGATATCTATAAGGTCTGTAAAATCAAATGACATTCTTTGCCACCTTTACCTCTTTTGCAACACTAGAAGTGTAGGTATACCTTGTTCCACTAGTTACTGGCCTTGTTCCATGTGCACAATGCTCATCAGCACTATGTATTACGAGGTCTCCTCGTGATGGTTTATACTCTATATTTTGATTAGGATAATACAATTCTCCACCTTCAAAATCATTTAAATAAACTACTATTCCATACAATGGATATAAGTCTATTTCAAATTCATCTCCATCTTTATATTCTGAGTGTCTTTTGATTACATCAGCATAGATATTGCTATCAGAATGAACTTCATATTTTGCACCTTCTGATAGTCTAATAATTTGGCAACCCATAGCAAGTTTTAGTTCTTCTGGTACAACCCTTCTAATCTTGCCAGGTATCGGGCGAACATAAAATATTTTTTCTGCAATATAAATCTGTCCATTAGAAGACTTCCATTTATCATCTGCGATACTTTTTGCAAATGATGTATACTGATCGCACTCTTCTGAAGTTAAAAAGTTTTTGTAGACATAGATATCTTTACCTATTTCTATAAAAGATTCATTATTAAATAGCACTTGCTTCTTCTATCACTATAGGTTCTACTATGCCAGTGATTTGTGATAGTCTTTTTGCCACCTCTAACTTGCAGTGAGGGCATGTAGCAGTAACTTCTTTTAATATACCCACTAGGATTTCTTGCTTTCTTTCAGTCTCTGCAATCTGTGTTGCTATCTGTGTGTTCTCTAAAACACCAACTGACTGAAGCATTGCTATTCTTTTAGTTTCTATATCAGCAATCAGCTTTAGGGCTCCAGCTTTTACATTTAGCTGCCCTTGAGTATCTGCATCTTCTACTGTTTTCCAAGCTTCTTTAATAAGCATTGCATAATGTTCATCTGCTCCCGAGATAGCCTCTCTTGCACGATCACGCATATTGCTATCATTATGTACAACTGACTTCCACTCATCAACATATTCCAAAACCTCTTTGCGTGAGAATCCTGTAATTGTTGCAATTTGGGTGGCAGAATTACCTTTGAGCAGTTCTTGAACTACCCTATTCATTCTATCAAAATGTACTGCTGGCTCTATTTCTGTCATATATTAAGTATACCATATCCTAGTTGACTAGGATTTATTTGCTATTTTTAATAGAATTAAATAGCCTACAAGGTCATCAATATCATTATCGCCTGGGAAAGCCTGATCATTTTGAATTCTATTGAGCTTATCATCAATACGTACACGAATCTGCTCTTTTGAATCCGCCTTTGAAAAAATTCTAATTGGGTCAAGTGCTGAATTTCCGTATGAAATATTCTTTTTAATTAGCATTTCTGCGGTTTCTAAACACTCACGAATAATGCTATGTCCAGATGGAGCGTCTGTGGCGATTAACTGCAAATCGGTTATCCATGCCTGATATCCGTTAGCCTTATTTGGGAACTCTATTTTCATCTTTTTTTATTTAATCCAAACTGATCTAAATATCTCTGTATAGTCATAGCAGAGACCCCGCACTCTTTAGCAATTTCGGTAACTGTTTTCTTCTGAACGACATATCTTCTATACATCCATTCTTTAGACTGATATAGCTTCATCTCTTTGTAAGTTCCTCATTAGCATAATACGCTATGCCTATTGCATCAGCAACATCATAGTCTGTAACATCTATATTAAATTTTGCTTTCGCCCAATCTGCCGTCCTTTGTTTACGCATGTTTCTCAGTTTATTCTTATACCAAGAGTCCGCATAGCCTGGGAACTGCAATTTTAAAGCATCTTTTTCTGATTTAGTTGGGTTCTTGTTTCCAATTTTTGCTTGCCACGCTGTTGGAGATATTGTCGTAACTTTTGAACCAGTTGTCATGAGTTCGGCCAATACTGCTCCGTAAACGTAGGATAATTTTATCACAGCATCTGGGGATCTGACAAGTACTGCTCCCTCCATTGCAATATAATCAGACTTTAAATAATCAAGCATTGCTTCAATCTTTATCTTTGCATCAACTATTTTTTCAAATATATCAGATCCTTCAAATTCAATCTTACCCCATTTGATTGGATACCCATTCGCAAATAGACAAAATGCTACTGAGTTTGTAGATGCATCAATTCCCAGTACCGTATATGCTTTTGGCTTTACTAAGTCAGCTAATTTCATCTAATATATCTGCAATCATCTTTTTCTTTTTAGAATAATTAGTTTTAATACATGACGAGCATACATCATCAGCATTATATCTACTTAGCTCAGCCTTACATTTTTTACAATGCCTAAGAGCACCTTTTTTGATAGCCTTTTTTTCATAGTACTTATCCATGATTCTTTTATTAGTTGCAATGCGGCAACATTCATCTGAACAGTATTTTTGGTTATGAGTTTTCGCATCAAAATTTTTGGCACACTGCGTATTGGCGCAAATCATAGGTTGGCATCCTCATATAGCTCTATCTGAACAGTACCTACAGGAGTTGACTTGTCATAGCATTCCTTTTTAATTGGACAATATGTACATGGCATCTTAGACTTTGTTGAGCCTGCTGGGCGCATCGGAAGATCACCATCTTTAAAATTATCATAAACCTCCTGCATCCATAAGAAAGCATTCTCTATTATCTTTGTATTCTTTTCATTCATAGAGATAGGAATAATTAA